TGGCGGCGTGTCCGCCGTATCTGCGCGACGCGCGCATCAACGGCGAGGCCGTAGCAGGCAAGGGGCGGATCTACCCAGTGGAAGAAAAAGACTTCGTGGTCGGGCCGATCAAGAACGGCATCCCGGACTACTGGCCGCGCGTGTTTGGGATCGACTGCGGGTTTCATCGAACCGCCGTCATCTGGGGCGCGCATGACCGAGACAACGATATTGTTTACCTCTACGCCGAGCACTACAAAGGCGAGGCGGAGGTTTCGCAGCACGCAACAGCGATCAAGGCGCGCGGCATCTGGATCCCAGGATGCGGAGACGCAGCCGGCGCATCGCAGGTTACGGGCGAGAAGTTCATTGACCTGTACCGCGAACAAGGCGTTCGGATCCGCCTGCCGGACAAGTCGGTAGACGGCGGCATTGCTGCCGTGCTCGAACGACTGGCGACGGGGCGACTCAAGGTCTACAGCACATGCGAGAACTGGCTGGATGAATACCGCCGTTACTCATACGACGAAAAAAATCATGTCCGCAAGGAAGATGATCATCTGATGGACGCGACCCGCTATCTCATCGTTTCAGGACTCGATATCGCCGTGACAAAGCGTCCATCCCATACGACCCCCAAGGTCGACGAGCTCAAGTTCTACTGATGATGACCGAACCCATGGAATCACCGCAGCTTGACGTTGTGGTGACGGGCGAGATTGCGCTGTCGCCGGTTGACCTTGAGGCGATGGCGCAGGCCGCAGAAGCCGCTGAACTGGAGCGCATCGGCAAGCTGCGAGCGCTACTGATCCGACTCTGCGCCAAGCGCGATCAGGCGATCTGCGCAAAGCGCGATATCGAATGCGCGATGGCAAACTCCCTGCGCCTGTATTACGGCATGAGCCGGTTGATGGAGGCGACCAAGGCGCAGCCGGTATCGGGCGGCGTCGATTCCGAGCGGACGCTGAAACCGGGACTGCTACGGGCGCGGACGGATCGTTGGGAAGCTCGGATTGTCGACATGCTGTCGGCCAATCCGTGGGAACTGGAACCAGAGCCAGGGACGACGCAACAGCAAGCCGATGGGATGAAGGCGACCATCGTAGATCAGTTGTCGTTATGCCGATCAGAACGTGGCATGCGTCGGATGGCTCAGGACGCAGCGCGGCTCGGCACTGGATTGATGATGGGGCCGCTGAACAAGAATGTGACGCGTCGGCACTACATGCCACCTGACCCGATGACGGGAACACCAGGGCGCATGGTGTCGGAAAATCGGGTTCTCCCCGGTTTGATGGACGCCGATCCCTGGATGTTCTACCCCGACCCGGTCGACAAGGCCGAGCGTGCGGAGTTTGCGTTCTACGCGCACATCATGAGTCCGCTCGAAGTGCGGATGCTGGGCGACGGGTTCGATCAAACGCAGATCGCCGAGTTGCTGAATACAGAGCCGGACTTGGGCGAACTCGCGACCAACATCGCGCAGCGCAATGGCGTCTTCAACCGTGGCGAGTTGACGACCGGGAAATACGCCATCTGGCGCTATACCGGCACGTTGGAGCGCGACGACCTTGAGGTGTTGGGCTTGTGCGGCTGCGAGGAAAGCGACAAGGACATGCCGCCGATTGCGATGGCCGATATATGGTTCAGTCAGGATTTCGTACTGCGCTCCAAGCTATCGGAAGTCCCTGACGACACGCGCATTCCGTACTACGTCTTTGCGCCATTCGCTCGCGACGATTCGATGTTCGGCGTGAGCCTGCCGGAACTGGGTGAAGGGTCGCAGCGCGCAGCGGAAGCGGCGTGGACTTCGGCGCTGCATAATCAGTCCGTTTCGAGTGGCCCGATATTTCTCTGGCGATCAGGGAAGATCAAGTTCAGCGACGGGCAAGCGAACATTCGCGGGCCGAAGATGCTCGAAGTCACTGACAATGACAAACCGCTGAACGATTGCTTTGCGGTCGAGACGATCCCGAACGTCACCGAGCAGGCGCTGAATATATTTGATCGTGCGCTCGCAAACATGGACGAGGAACTGAATACGTCCATGTGGGCATCGCCCGATGGTGCGGGGGAGGCTCCGACCGCATCAGGCATGGCGATGATCCTCAACGCCAAGAGCATCCTGCAAGTGCGCGTGGCGTGTTCTGCGGACGACGAGGTCATTACCCCGTCCATCGAGCGCATGGTCTGGTGGAATTGTGAGAACAACCCGGACGATTCGATCAAGGGCAACTTCATCGTTCGTCCATCCGTGCAATCACAGCGGCTGGTCAAGGACGTACAGGTTCAGCAATCGCAGAGCTTCGCGTCAATGGTACTGGCCGACCCGGCGATGCGCGCCCGCGTGGACGAGGGGAAGATCCTCAGGACGCTCGCCGATCTGGTTGACGCTCCCGTCTCGGAGTGGATTCTCCCAGACGAGGAATATCAAGCCAAGATGGAGCAGCAGGCGCAGCAGCCGAACCCGGCGATGGCTGATGCTGAGTACAAGATGGCAAGGGCCGAGACCGAGCGAGTCAAGGCCGAGGTCGAGAAACTGAAGGCACAACGCGAACTTGCGCAGTCGCAACAACCGACTGGCGATAACAGCGAGGCGATGGCCAATTACCAGTTGAAGGTTCGCGAACTGGAACAGAACGAGCAGGACATGCAATTACGACTGCGCATTGCTCAGATGCGCGAGGAATCGACGCGATTGATTGCCGCCGTGCGATCTGAGGAAAACCGCATCAAGGCCAGCGAGCTTGCGCAGGATCGCCGCGAAGCGAGGAATGCACGGCTGACTGAAACCGGCATGAAGATCGAGCGCGATGCGCAGGAAATGGCGCTCAAGCGCCAGTCCGGGAGCGGCATTTGACCATCAACCCGCATGACGCAACGTGGCTGATTGTTGTGGCCATGGCAACTGAACGAATCAACGAACTGCGCGCGGAACTCGAATCCGAGACCGTGAGCACGGAACGCACGACCCAGATCCGGGCGCGGATTCGGGCCTTCAAGGACGTGCTCACTTGGGCTGACGTGCCCGAAAAAATCGAAAGCGCACCGATCACTTTCGGGCTTTAGGAGACCAAATGAGCACTGAAAAAAACACTCCGCCTTCCGAAGCGGACGAGCACTTTGCGCTTCTCGAACAGGCAAAGGAGGCGGGCTTCAAGATTGACGACGAGCCTGCAGAAGATCCATCAAAGGACACGAAGCCGCCCGAGATCGAGGCGGATGACAGCGCGCCAGACAAGCCTGCAGTGTCAGCCAAGGACACCGACGAGCCATTCCCAGGCTTCAGCGCGCTGCCGGAAGAAACCCGCAACGCGATCAAGACAAAGCTGGACGATGCCGCGAGGGAGCGCATCGAACTGGAACGCAAATGGAAGGCTCAGGCTGGCCAAGTCGCTCCGACACAACAGGCGCTTGAGCAAGAGCGCCGCGCACGTACGGAGTTGCAGAAACGACTCAAGGCGTACGAGGACAGCAAGTCGAGTGCGAACAAGGACAAGTTGCAATCCACGTTGGAGAAGTTCAAGGAACAGTACCCCGAAGAGGCTGATGTTTTCGGCGCGATCAAGGAAGCGCTGGACGAAAGCACCGGCAAGCTATCCAGCGAAAACACCGAATTGCGAGGCGCTGTAACAGAGATGCGCGCGCACTTGTTCCAGCAGCAGCAGCGCGCCGAACTCGTGGAGACGCATCCCGACGCCCCGCAGATTCTGAACGGGGAGAAGTGGCGCAATTGGATACAGGCACTTGAACCCGAGCTGCGCCAATACGTTCAGTCGCCGTATGCGCGGAACGTCGCTTTCCTGATTGATCAATACAAGCGTGACGAACATCTTGCCAATCTGCTCATTGAGCGTGAATCGCAAGGTCAAGCCACGCCGCAAAACCCTCCGGCACGCAAGCCGCTGGAGGCAGCGCCAAATCCGACAATACGTAGACCGATCGCGGCGCGAGCTGCCAACGGAATCTCGTCGCCGGAAGCGGACGAATGGGTAGCTCAACTCCAACAGGCCGAAGCGGCCGGCTACCGATAATCCCCATCCCAATCCGAGGATATTTCCATGGCAATCGCCACTCTCCCGACCTATGTGCCGGCCGTATTGCTCAAGGAGGTTCTTGAGCGCGCCCATGCTTTCCAGCGTGTGGGCTATGTGTTTGACAAGGTGAAGATGGGCGCACGAACCGGTGCGTCTGCGATCCTTGTCCGCTTCATCAACGGCGCTATTTCGACCACTCCGGAAGCGGAAGGCCAGAACGTCGTTACCCGTGCACCGCAGACGGAAACGTTCACCGCCACCATCCGCCGCTATGCGGTCGCACTGGCAACGTCAACGTACAACGCCGACCTCGACCCGGTGGATTGGGTCAAGAACATGGCCGGCCTGGTGGTCGATGAAGTGAAGATGGTCAAGGAACGCTTGCGGTGGAATGCCGTGTGTTCCGGTACCAACCGCATCTTCAACTCGACTTCGGTCACGCAGCGCACGGAAGTCAACGGGCCGATCACGCTCGGTCGGTTGCAGAAGGCAATCTCCGATGTTGAGGGCACCAAGGGCCAGACGTTCACCAGCGAATCCACCGGCAGCAACCGCGTCGGCACGGCTCCGCAGGAAGCGGGCTTTGTGGTTCTGGTCAGCACCTACGCGCATCCGGACATTCGCAATCTTCCCGGCTTCAAGACGAAGTCGGAGATGACGGGCTCCGGCTACCCGGAAGGCACGTTTGGCTCAGTCGACAACGCTATCTTCGTCACCTCACCGGAATTCGTGCCGATCCTGGGTGCGGGTGCCGCGACCACGACGATGCGAGCCACTTCCGGCTTGACCGACGTATTCCCCTTCGTGGTCTGTGCTCGCCACGCCTTCACCGAAATCGACATCAACGGTGTGGAACGTGACGGCTTCGGCAACGCGAAGGTCAACGTGCTCGACAAGGCCGACAAGTCCGACTACACGAACGCCCGCATTGTCGTGTCGGCGTCGTGGTACGACGAGGCGATCCCGACCTCTGACGATTGGTCTGTCCGCATCGAATGCGGCGTGACCGCCAACCCGGCATAACGGAGAAACACTCATGGCAACTCGCTACAGTCAGTATTACGTTCTCTCGCCGGATGGGCGCACCTACCAG